GCACTGTCTAAGCACCACGAATGTAAGACTGAGAAGGTTAATCCTCTCAGCATTATCGATGGGTTAATTGAGGCCCCATCCTTCGAGGTGAAGGAAGGAAACACTCATGGTATAATTTTCATAATTACACCAAGACTCCACAAATATCATTTGATATCTAATTTGGAATGTCTAGGTGCTAGAAAAATTACACCAACCAGATTATTTATAGAGGGTCCAAGTGTCTTAGAAGCTCTTGAACTTACAAGAAGTTTGTTTGAGGTCTTCTTTGATGCTTGTCCGAAATTCGGCTGGTTCCCTCTCGCAGAACAGTTACAGTTCTTTAGGGTGACGAAACAATGGCCCCTTGAGAAATTTATCAAGTTTGCCAAGTATTTCACAGCATATCCCATGGCTTTCTATCTCAGTAATGATCTTCCTGAGATGCCTAAGGATTTCTTGAAATATACTTCGAACCCACTTGTTTATACCGGAAGAATTAAGCGTATGTTAAGAAATCGTTTGGTTCACCATAGTAAGCAAGCCACCACACTTTGGTGGTCGGTCCTTCAAGGTGTTAAACGAGCTGCAAAAGAAGCTCCACCCTCATTTATTTATCAAAGTTATAAGGGTCATGCCGAGAAGTTATCGACTCCTCCCAAAGGGGATGTTGACTTAAATATGATTACTTACATAAACAAGTTCTTAAAACACTTCCGCTTCCAGAAGCCCCAATTTTATGAAGCTTCGACTTCTGCCTCATTTAACGAAACGAGAAGTTTCGGAGGTCAAAGAGAAGAAGTTCGCAATTGGTTAATCTCGAAGTTTGGAATGGACTACGTCGACAGTGTTAACTATGGCGATGGTCGCAAATTAGAAATATATGCTCCCAACATACCATCATTCGATACTGTAGTTAACGTAGCTTACCCAGAGTTCGCAAATCGTCCTCTTCGTTGTGAAGTACACGGAATTTTGGAACCACTTAAGGTTAGACTTATCACTAAAGGTGAGTCTGTTCCTTATTGGTTAAGTAGAACTGCACAAAAGGATATGTGGCAGTATCTCCAAAATTACGAGATCTTCAAAGCTACGGGAACTCCTATGAAAGTGGAGTATATGCAGGACCTTAAGGAGAAAAGAGATAAATTCTCCCGCATTTACGATATGAAATTCGATTCCTGGGTCTCCGGAGATTATTCTGGGGCTACCGATGGAGTGGATATTCGTATGACTGCACTTGTCTTCGAAGCAATGTTACGTCGTTCGAACTATACAAATAAATTCAAGGATATTCTTAGAGGTGTTATCTATCAGCAAGAACTTCATTATCCTACTGTTCAAGATAAGATTCTAACCAAATGTCCCTTAAGAAAGGCCGGCCAGAAGAAGTCAGCAAAATATTCAATCTCACGAAAGAATGTTGATACTGTCCTCCAATGTAATGGTCAACTTATGGGATCCACATTATCATTCCCCATTTTATGTACTATTAACCTCGTAGCATACTGGTATGCTATAGAGGAGTACTTAGGTCGGGATATAGACATTAAAGATTTACCAGTCTATATCAATGGAGATGATATCCTTTTCCCTTCAAATAAAGACTTTTATGAAGTCTGGAAGAGTAAGGTCTTCTCTGTTGGTTTTGACTTATCCATTGGTAAGAATTACATCCATAAGAATCTCTTCACAATGAACTCAATGTTGTTCTTTGAGAATGAAAGTACCGGTAAGATAGAACACTTACATTATTTCAATCCTGGTCTCTTAACAGGAAAAGCCAAAGTAACTGGCCGTGATAACATGCGTATCCTCCCAATCTGGGATTGGTATGATACTGTTATCGAGGGTGCTAATAATAAATGGAGGGCCCATAAAAGGTTCATTCATTATCATCGGTCCGAAATAGAGAAATTTACTAGAAATGGTAAATTGAGTCTATTTGCCGATAGGCACTACGGCGGTCTGGGCTTCACTTTAGATCCCGAAGTTCAGAAACATATATGCTTCACCACTTATCAACGAAAATTAGCCACTTTTATGAAGTGGTCTGTCGAAAAGAAGGTATTAGCCGGTTCTAATCCTAACAAATACTTGATAAGACTCGTGAAAGAAGACACTGAGGCCAAATCTTATACCTGTATAGATCTCGGTTTCAAAGATCGTTTGAAATATATACCGATCACGTCACCTTTGAATATTAATCAGAGTTTAGAAGTAAAGAGACTGTACGATTTACCTCTCTTAGCTCAGTCACCAGATAGCTTTGATACTCCACGTTTAATTATAAAACATGGCAAGAGGCTACCATCTTTAGAAAAAGTCGGCTTTCAACCAAAAATGAAGGTTAAGAATATAACAACCTTTAATTATAAGTTGGTCTCAGAAACCGAAATGACTGTAGATTATCAACTTTCGGGATATGACATAGACAATATGTTTGATCCTGAGATTGAACCTACATCTAGTAGGAACCAACCTCGCGGTTGGTCTTGGATCGATTTTAATAATCGTTATGTTCATTACCTTGATGAAAGTAAGAAAAGTCGCCAAGATTGGATGAAACCTCAAGTAGTCAAGAAATCAAGAGTCAGACGAGGAGAAGTCATCGATCAACTATTCCACTTTGATGGAAAGAATCTCGATCTCATCTACGAGTCTGGTCTCGAGGATATCTTCTACTATGGAAGCGATCTCTACACTGATTGAGTATTGGGTCATGTATGTTAAATCGACCAAAACGGTGTTGGCTGGGTACAGAGCTAACTCAATAGTTCCGTGCTAAATGTCCATACAGCTAAATGCCGACAGACTACACGGTTGAGCTGGACTCAACCAGTCATACATGATGTATAGTCGCTTGCATGACACAAGGGATCCAATACAATGTCATCTAAACTTAACAATATTCAGAAGCTCCAAAATCAAATCAAGAGCTTAAAGGGTCAGTTGAAGTCCCGTAATAGTTTTCAAACTAATGCGATCAGAGGAACATCTGCTCCAGTTAGCAAGAATACTAGTTGGTCTAGTACTAGCAAACCTTTGAGAGTCCGACAATCGGAAAGAATAGCAACTATTACTGCCTCATCTAATGCTGGTGAGTATGCAGTTGACAAGTTCGTTATCAATCCCGCTGATGAAAACACCTTCCCTTGGTTATCCAGTATAGCACAGTTATTTGATAAATATAAGTTCCATGAACTTAGATTTAGATTTATCAATTATGTGTCAACTGTTACCAATGGTAATGTCTCCATGGCTGTTGATTTCGATACACTTGATCCAACACCTCAAGACTCTGTCGAGATGTCTAACCTCGCTAAGTTCGTAACCTTCTCTCCTTGGAAGGTGGAAGAACTTAGTATTCCGGTTAATAGAAGAGGAAATCGTCCATGGTATTATTGTTATGACTCTAATGCTGAGTCTAATACCAATGTAGATCTCAAGACCTACAATATTGGGAATTTCTTCGTCTCAACCGAAGGTTTATCTGCCAGCCAAGTAGTTGGTTACATTGTAGCTGACTATGATGTTGAATTCTTGGATAAGAATCCACCTTCAGTTACCGACTCGGTCTTGGACACTGATTTTGCTATTAGTGCTTCCACTAGTGGTGGTAGTACTTTGGATGAACAATCAGGTCTAGAAGTCACTTATACTAGTAATACCTACACCATTAATAATGTGGTTGTAGGTGAACAATACTCGTTATTATATTATGCAACGAGTAGTAACAATGCAACCTTAAGTAAAACTGGTTACACTGGTGCTAGTGGTGAATATGTAGACTATGATGTCTCCAGTACTCTTCACTACTGTTGTGGTATCATTACTGCTAGTGCTACTTCTATAACACTAGCCCTCAGTGGTGCCGCATCCAGCAGATACCTCTCTATTGCTAAGATCTAATGTTGATCGGCAATATTTCCTTCCACTTACCCCAACTTCCGTGTAAGCGGCTGCGCTAACCCTGTTAGTCGCTATGTAACTGTTCACCTGGTAACAGGTTGCTAGTATTGTACCTCTTTTGATTATCACTACTCAGGGCCCCTAGGGACCTTTAGGTATCTTAGAATTAAGATATGAGAAGGGACGTTGTGGGATGCCAGACGAAAGTCGGTTCCACAGCCTATGTAAGCTGGTTCGCCAACCCTGGAATCAGTGGAGATAATCACAATATTAGTAATTGTTTCCCTCTTGAACTCATACGATTCATTAAACTTTGAAAGTCATAATGATAGTACGGCTCAGAGCCTACCACGGTGTCCTAATGGTGGACGTCGTCCCAGTAATAATTCTGGG